TTTTTTAAGTGACAATTCAGTAACCAGTGCTAGCGGGCGCAGATACCGCAAAGGCTTCAATACCACAAACAAAAGCAAACTTTCAGCCTGTAACAAGCTCAAAGTCATGGTGGAATCTGGACGTATGCGAATACACAGTGCGCCCTTGGTTTCTGAACTAAAAACATTTGTAGCACACGGCACCAGTTATGCTGCCAAAATAGGCGAAACTGACGACTTGGTCATGGCCACTATTCTAGCAGTACGCATGATGCAACAACTACAAAGCTATCATGGGGAGTTAGACTCTCAAATGAAAGATTTTAATGATGTAATAGTAGAGCCACTTCCCTTCATTGCTTCTTTTAACTAAATACTAAACTATGGCGCAAAACACATCCGCAAAACAACTATTTGATCTACTGGTCAGCAGAAACTTTGATCTCGAGTTACTGGATTCCTCCGGAAAACCAGCCTCTGATCCTGCAGAAACTGAAGTATTCAGTTTTGATTTTACAACACAATCCGGCAATGACTACGGTACAGTGGTCATCATGATTGGCAATGACAACAATCTTGAAGTTTACTTTGGTGACAATGTAGGCAAAAGCATGGAAGGCACAGACAAAAAAGAGTGGTTTGCTTTTCTTGAACAATTGAAGCATTTCAGCACTAGAAATTTAATGAGTTTTGGCCTAAAGAATTTAAACAGATTGCGTTACTCGATGCAAGGTCAAGCAGCAATCAAAGAAGGCTTGTTTGAATCATGGCGCGGAACTCGAACTGTAAGCTACAACGACCGGCCAGAGGCAGTGAGATTGATGATCCGTCACAAGAAACCTATCAGCGAAGGCGATGCACGTTATCGTTACGTTGAAAGTTTGTATGTTGAAACCACAGATGGTGAAAGATTTAAATTACCATTTACAAAGTTATCTGGTGGTCGTGCCATGGTCGAACATGTACGCAATGGTGGTCGACCATATGATGCACGTGGACAACACATTGCCGCAGTGGTAGAAGAGTTAAATGTGCTGAGTCGTTTTCGTAGAGCCAATCACGGACAAGTGTTTGAAGGCAACACAGCAGAGTTGATCTCAGAAACCAATGCTTACTATGAAAACTTAAACCGAGTACTCAAAGGCCTAAGCACACACCGCGGATACTCAAACTATTTTGAATCGTGGAATCCAGCAGAGATCACTGAACAAGATGTTGTGATCGAAAGCATTAAAAATTTATTTGTGCGTGAAACAATCGACACAAGAATTGAGCAGGCATTACCAGTGCTGGCTCGAATACAACAACAAGGACAAGCTATGAAAGAAGCACACATATTTGAAGCCTGGGCAAATCGCCTAGTTGAAGGCACATGGGCAACACCAGACACTCCTGAAAAACAAGCTCAGTTAGTAGAATTGTTATCAAAAGAATTTCTGGTGGGTACCGATGCTACCAATGCTACAGAACAGTTGTATGATTTGGTAGGTGACGATCTGTTGTTTGATCAATTGGAAACGCTGGCAGATCAAGATGCTGATGCTGATGCTCGTCAAATTGTTTACGATCGTTTGGTAGAGTTATCGGATGATCCTAGCATTGCCGAAGTGTTGAATCAACTCAACATTGATACAGACACTCCGGCTGAGATTGAAGATCCAGCAGATGAACTCCGTGAAGAAGATGATGAAGCATCACCAGTTGAGAGTGCAATACTGCGTCGTATCATGAACAGTAATTTAGATTTGTTGAAGCAGTATGGGCCAGCCGCTGTAATGGCAGCAGCTCGTAACGTTGCTGAAATGATTGGAGACGTTGAAGAAATTGGTTCTAGTGATGTCAGCGCATATGTCAAACGTGTGGTTCAAATGTTAGCCGACGGCGATTACGCTAACCTAGCTGAAGGCCAATTGAACGAATTTCTTCCAGCATTAGGAGCAGTGTTGGGCAGAGCAGTTGTGGGTGCTGGTGCAGGTGCACTTGAAAAAGCAGCAGCTGGTGCAGTTGGAAGTTCTATAGGCTCTGGAATTGAAGATATGTTTTCAAGTGACGAAGTTGACGAAGGCAAAGGCGGAACTCAGGTTGGTGATACAGTTGAGTGCCCAGGCGGCGTAACAGGTAAAATTATTGGTGACTTAGGCAACAAATGGTTGATCAAAGACTCAGACGCCGAAACAGATGACGACGAATTAGAATTTAACAAATCTGATTGTACACAGGTAGTCGACGAAGGTACAGGCGGAAGTTATTTTGTAGTGTTTGATGATGGACAACGTCCATATGGTCCAATTGATCAAGATAAAGCACAATCTATCTCTCAACGAATTGCTGGCACAGAAGTGATTCCGGCATCTCAGTTGGCCAGCTACCAACAAGCCAATCGCCAGGATGCAATGAAAGGTTCTGAGCCAATGGAAGCCGACAATTTGAGCTCATTTGAGGAAGGCCGTTGCAACATGACAACCGAAGGCGAACAATGCCCTATGCATGGTCTAAAAGAGTGTGGCATGGAAGAAAATTTGGACACAGATGGTGTTATGATGACCAGGGCCAGTAACATGAGCAGTGAGTCAGTGGATCCAATGTTGGCTAGAATGAAATCATTGGCCGGTATATTGGCAAAGTAAAACTGCAATTAGAACAACAGCGTCATAAATATTCATTGACGCTACTTAAAAAAGCGTATATACTACTACAGTGATATACGCTTTTTACATTGTGTCACAGGCAACGTAACATCTATACAATAGATAGGCAACACATTTTATACTACTTAGAAAGGCAACTAAAATGGCATCATTAGCAGAAATCAGAGCAAGACTAGCAGCTTCAGAAGGCAACAAGCAAGGCGGTCAATCATCAGGTGGTGATAATTCAATTTACCCACACTGGAATATGGAAGAAGGTTCATCAGCAACACTACGCTTCCTACCAGACGCAAATACAAAAAACACATTTTTCTGGGCAGAACGAGCAATGATTCGTTTACCATTCAACGGAATCAAAGGTGAGATGGATTCCAAACAAGTCATGGTTCAAGTACCCTGTGTGGAAATGTGGCAAGAAGCTTGCCCAATCCTAGCAGAAGTACGTACTTGGTTCAAAGACAAATCATTGGAAGAAATGGGTCGTAAGTATTGGAAAAAACGTTCATACATTTTCCAAGGTTTTGTACGTGAAAACCCAATGAACGAAGACAAGACTCCAGAGAATCCAATTCGTAGATTCATTATTGGTCCACAAATTTTTGCCACTATCAAGTCAGCATTGATGGATCCAGAGTTGGAAGAATTGCCAACAGATTTACTACGTGGGTTAGACTTCCGTATCACAAAAACAGCCAAAGGCGGATTTGCTGATTACTCTACTTCAAAGTGGGCACGCAAAGAGTCAGCATTGACAGAAGCAGAACAAGCAGCTATTGATGCACACGGTTTGTTTGATCTATCAACATTCTTACCAAAGAAGCCAACTGATGTTGAACTCAAGGTAATGAAAGAAATGTTTGAAGCGTCAGTTGACGGTCAACCATATGACACAGAGCGTTGGGGACAGTACTTCCGTCCAGCAGGTGTTACAGCACCCACAGGCGGTTCAGCCCCAGCAGTAAGTCATGATGAAGATGTATCCGTGGCTAAAACTATACCTGTTCCTGTAGCAAGTGCGTTTGACGACGAACCAGCAGTGGCCAGCGCACCAGTTCAGGCAACTGCTCCGGCTGCTGGCGCTAACAAAGCCGAAGATATTTTGGCAATGATTAGAGCACGTCAACAGAAGTAATCCAAATATAGGGGAGTTTGTTCTCCCCTATTCCTATTTTAAATTAGAGGTAGCATATGGCTAAGCCGTTTGATGTAAGTAAATTCAGAAAAGAAATTACAAAATCAATTGATGGATTGTCAATTGGTTTTAACGATCCAACAGATTGGATCTCAACAGGAAACTACGCCCTGAACTATTTGATTTCAGGAGATTTTCACAAAGGTATTCCACTAGGAAAAGTTACTGTGTTTGCTGGAGACTCGGGCGCAGGTAAATCATATATCTGCTCAGGCAACATTGTCAAACACGCACAAGAGCAAGGCATTTTTGTCGTGCTGATTGACAGCGAAAACGCACTTGACGAGCAATGGCTCAAGGCACTAGGAGTCGATACGCACGAAAGTAAACTTCTTAAATTGTCAATGGCCATGATCGATGATGTAGCCAAAACAATTTCAACATTTATGAGTGACTACAAAGCATTACCTGATGGTGAGCGTCCAAAAGTTATGTTTGTGATTGACTCATTGGGTATGTTGTTGACACCCACAGACGTTAATCAGTTTGAAGCTGGTGAAATGAAAGGTGACTTGGGTCGTAAGCCCAAAGCATTGACATCATTGGTTCGTAACTGTGTCAACATGTTTGGTAGCTACAACGTAGGTATGGTATGTACCAATCACACATACGCATCGCAAGATATGTTTGATCCAGATGATAAAATCTCGGGCGGTCAAGGTTTTATCTATGCATCAAGTATTGTTGTTGCTATGAAAAAACTCAAACTCAAAGAAGATGAAGATGGAAACAAGGTAAGTGAAGTCAATGGTATTCGTGCTGCCTGTAAGATCATGAAAACACGTTATGCCAAACCTTTTGAAGGTGTGCAAGTTAAAATTCCTTATACCACTGGTATGAGTCCATACTCGGGCATGACTGACTTGGCTGAGAAAAAAGGACTACTCAAGAAAGAAGGCAACAGCCTAGTATTTGTTACCAGCGATGGAGAAATTATCAAACAATTCCGTAAAAAGTGGGAAGCCAACGACGATGGATGTTTGGACAAAATTATTGCTGATTTTAAGAATCAAAAAACTGAGGTAAGTACTCCAGACGAAACGGTAGAAGGGGAAGTATAATATGTCAGTAGATTTAGCAAATGAAGTTTGGCAAGAACTTAAACGCTATGTTAATAGCATAGATCGTGCAGAAGCAGCCGAGGCATTGGTCAGTGTGCTAATTGACAACGACGTCAGCGCCGAGGAAATTAAATCAGCATTCAAAAGCGACAGCGAAGTCAAACAGGCACTAAAGCAATATCTTGACGATCATGCTGACGAAGATGACGAGGATGATGATGACTACGAAGAAGAAGAGGACGACGATTACTAATGTGGTATAGTAAAGTCGTTTCCAATCTTGGCAATATTCCAGATTTTATTCAGTACTACGAACAAGAGTTAGGAGATGCCAAGCGCGATTGTAGGATTGGTGGATTGGTAGAGAAAAACATCTCCGCACTACCTGGTATCACTGAGCACAGATTTAATCAGCTACAAGAGATTGAAGCTGTGCTTAACTTTCTTAACATTCAATTACGTAAAATTCGCCGCCGGCATTTTCAAAAGTATCTAGAAGCATATGCTAGAGCATTAACGTCAAGAGATGCCGAGAAATATGTTGACGGAGAAGATGAAGTCATTGACTTTGAAACTATTATCAACGAAGTAGCATTGTTGCGTAACAAGTGGTTAGGAATACTCAAAGGTCTTGATGCCAAACAGTGGCAAATGGGTCATATAGTACGTCTAAGAACTGCTGGCATGGAGGATATCACAATATAATGTTTAGAAATTTTGAAGAAAGCCACGCTCACAGTTTACAAACATTAAACATGTTGTACGAATATGACGATTTTATGGCCAGCATTGACACAATGGTAGACTTAGGTTGTGGCACTGGATTGGATTTAGAATGGTGGGCAACAAGAACAACAAGAGATGACAATCCTCAACCTTTGGATATTGATTGTATCGGTGTCGACCAGGCACCGCAGTTATCTGTGGCAAGAAAATATTCAAACATTACATATCAATCAGTGGATTTTGAAACCCAAATACAGCCAAAGAAAAAAAAGTTATTTGATGTATTATGGTGTCATGATTCTTTTCAATATGCAATTAACCCAGTAGAAACTCTAAGTCGTTGGTGGCACATTGCCAGTGATGATGCTATGTTAGCAATAATTGTGCCACAAACTACTAATTTTTCTAAACGCCAACACGCATTTACTCAATCAACAGGAGTGTACTATCATCATACATTGGTTAGTCTAATTCATATGCTATCAGTGGCTGGGTGGGATTGTAGATCTGGATTTTTTAAAAAAGAGTCAAACAATCCGTGGATAAGTGCAGTGGTGTACAAAAGTTCTCACAAGCCAATGAATCCAAAAACTACCAGTTGGTATGAGTTAGCTGATCGAAAACTGTTGCCCGTATCGGCTGATACATGTATACACAAGCATGGTGAATTACGTCAACCGGAATTAATTGTGCCTTGGCTTGACAAAAGTTTGATGCACTTAGGACTTCAATAATCTCAACAATGGCACCCCAGAC